CCGAGGAAATCGCCTGGACGGCCACAGTCTTTGCGTCGGCCATTCTCGCCTTCATGAGCGGAATGATGGCCTCGCTTGACTGGATCAGGGCTTCCATTCCCATGAAGGAAATCGGGACAACGCCAACGCACAGGTTGAACTCGGCGTTCTGCATCGCCGGCTGGATCGCGGGTTGCGGGAAGCCGCCCGAGTAATCCGTCCACGCAAAGTTGACGAAGGACGATCCCTGCACAGGGACAGTGATCTGAGACAGACCGCCCGCAGCCTTCTGCGCCGTACCGAACAGCAAGTTCAGCAGAGGCGTGGCCTTGTAGATCTGGACGTAAAGGGCTGGGACAACTGCGCGTCTGGTGGCTGCGACTAACTCAGTTCCAACCGCCCCACCCGGCACTATGCCCACATTGGTTATTGGCACGATCTATCTCCTTACGTTACTGAACGTTCTCGCGAAGAATGTTGCGGAACTCGTCTTCCATCCATTGGTCGGGATCGGCCATCAGATTCTTGAAGCTCTGGTCTTCCTTGCCGTTGGCCTGAACGAATGCCATTCGGCTGGAGTAGGGTTTGTGTTCCGCGGGCTGCTTCGGCTGGCGCTTTTCGAAGATGATGGCCGCGTCTTCCGGATCGGTGATGCCGCGCTGATCCATGAGTTCGAGAACCTTCTGCATGCCTTCCTCCGTATAGCCGTAGGACTGGCGCACTTCCTCGATCTTTTCCTTGAACTTGCCGACCTTGTTGTCTTCCTGCTCCTTCTTCCGCTCATCGCGGATTTCCTGAAGCATCTTTTTGACCTCGGTGATTTCCTCGCTCGCGCCCTTGGAAACTTCTTCCCTGGCGGCGGCAATCTTTTCCGCGGCGTCGAGTTCCGGATCACTCCAGTTCGGGAATTTCGACTTCACCAGTTTCTTGAACTGGAGAGAGGTCGCGGCGTCGCCGTGCAGAGCCTGGAGAAGGTCGTTGGCCTTCTTAAGCTCGGCGACCTGCGCTTTGGTCAGCGTGATTTCTTCGTCGGCCATGATTACGCGCCCTTGCCGTTCGGATCAGGGACATGCTTGATGCCCATGCGGTTTTCCTTGAAGCCGTCTGCGGCTCTCACGCGAGCCATCTGCGACGGACGGGAGCCCCACTCGACTTCGGACAGCGGCACCTTGACAATCATCGGGTCGGTGTCGATGAGCTTGTTGTGAGGCGTGGCCGGATAGTCGTTGTTGCCGGCGGGCGAGGTCTTGAAATTTGCCATGTCACTCTCCTTCTGGGGGTTCACCCCCTGGTTGTGGAGGCGCGGCCGCGCCACCACCTTGTTGCTGTCCTTTTGCCATCAGAGCGGCAAGCATCGGTGCCTGCTGCTTCTGTCTCAATGCCAAATCTCTCAACGCTGAATTCTGCAAACCCTGATCCTGCGCGCCTTGCGGCAAATGCTTCGAGAGCGTGTCGATCGCGTTACGGCAAGCCTTGTGTAGAGGCGAACCGATCTGCAATTTCGGCAACTGCTCCTGCAACACCATCAGCGCGGACTTGATCTTCTGCGCTGCATCCGCTTCCGCCCCCGGATTCGGGGTTGCGACCGCCGCTGGCGTCGGCGTCAGCCCGCCAGCCGCCATAGGTGGCGCCGCCATGTTACTTCCGCTTTCTGGAAGACTTGCGGGTCTTGCGAATATTCTTTGGCATCACCATGTCAGCGTTTCTTCGTTCTCTTGCGCGATGAATTCGCGCGTTTGGGGATGCGCTTGCCTAAGCGAACCGCACCGCCTTCCAGATGTCTGGGCTTTCTGTTGCTCCGAGCCATTGGGCTCTCCTCATTTCAGAATTCGAAGGCGGGCATGTACCCTGGTAGATGCCCGGCCCGATCACACTTAGCGCTTGCTCTTGCGCTTGTGATGGCGTTTCCGGCCTTTCTTAGCCATGCCAGTCTCCTCGTTGGGTGCCAATTTTTTCCGGATCAGCAATACCGGTGTCATACCGACGCATGGAAGGCAAAATATCGCCCGCCATTTTAGAAGTCAACAAAAAGTTGCGCGTTATCAGTAGCTAACGCAGCAAAAAAGAAGCCGACCGAAGTCGGCTGCGAAGGAGGAAGCCGGGATCAGGCGGCTTTTTTGCCGCCCTTGTGAGAGAGAACTTCGGGGTGTTCCTGAATCATTTTCATCTTTGCTTCCTCGCGTTTCTTGAGGGACTGCAAAAGTTGATCAGACATGGGCAAGTGCAGCATGGCAAGCACATCGCCAGCGTCGATGACGCCAAGTTTTTTCAGGGCAAAAGCCATGTTCTGTGTGTCGTCGGTGAAGACCGGGCTTGCAGTGTGAGAATCGACCTCGACGTAGAAGTCATCCGGCATTTGATTCAGAAAGAATCGTTCCTTCGCCGCTCCATCGAAGACAGTCGCTTCCTTCGCCTGCAATAACTTGAATGTCGCAAGAGCCGAAGCTTCTGCGTCCCGTTCTATCATCATGGCTCTGGAACGCAACTTCGGGCTCGCGGTACGCATGAGTTGCTTGGCATGGCTGTTCGAACGAACCCCAGCTTCTCCTTCGCCTTGCAGGATCGGCTTGAACCCTCCGACCTCATCGAACATCTGCTCAATGGTGGCGATTTCCTTGAAGACCTCCTGCGGTATCGTCGGGGAAAGATCCTTGATGTTCGCGTTCGGATTGGACTCCTGAAGCATTCCACCTGGAGCGGTTGCCGTGCGAAACTTCTGCTGAGTCACGCCTTGAAATCCCATGAAGGCTTTTGCCGGCCGTACCTGAAGCTTGAGCAGCCGCCTCACGTCTCTCATGCGCTCGGTGAGCATGTCCTGAAGCTGGATCACACGCCCGACTTCGGATCGACCCCAGAAGTAACCGGGTACATTGTCGGCGCAGATTTTGGTGTATGGCTGAAACTCTTTTACGCCAGTAAGGTTTCGATGGCGGTACTTTCCTTCGAGCAATGCCATGCCTTCGAGCAACTGAAGCGTGGTGTAATCTTCGCGCTCCGAATCCACCACCCAGAGTTCGTCCACCCGCAGAAGTTCCTTCATCATCTCCGGACTGAACTGACTGCTGAGAGACGGCGAGATCGAGACCTGACCTTGCGCACCGGATGCCGAGTTCAATGTCACCGGGTTTAGACCGCCAAGTACGACCTGCTGCAACCAATTCTGTTTGTGTTCTGTCTCGTCGCCGCCGAGTTTCTTGATCTCTTTTTTCAACTCCGCTTCGTCATCCCGGCCGCGGATGTTGCCCATGATCTCGTTCTTCGAGAGATAGTAGGTGTGGCAAAAGTATTGCTGATCTTCGAGGCGCTGAAGGTCTTCGCGCTCGACACCGAAAAATTCCGGGTGAACGAGCAGCGCATTAAGACCGGAGTGCAAGGACTCCTCGCTGTCCCAATTGTGTTTCATCAGGCAACATCCCTTGATGAGTCCTGTTTCCACGCCCTGAGCAAAGATGACATCGGCGTCGGCGCGACGGTATTCCATGGACAGATACTTCGCCGCGATCTTTGCCCGCGTCAGCCAAGGATCGCCTTCCGTGGCGTCGAAACTGATCGAGTAGCGGATTTCACCAGGCGCGTAGAGATAAGACGAGAGACGGTCGATGTGAACGCCAGTGCGATTGTATAGTGACGGTCTGAGCGATGTCGTTCCGTTTTCATAATACGACAGATAAGTCGCAGCTTGGCGCGAACGGCTCTCCTGCGAGTACGTGCATTCCTGCACCTTATCGCGACAGAAGTCCAGCAGCGCTTTCTGTGACTTGGGGATTCGCATTATCTGGTGCTAGCCACGGGCCTGCAAAGAACCTTCGCCGGGTTGCGCCCCGACTGCTTGATGGAGTTCTGCACCATCTTGACCGGATTGCGGCCCTCGGCATTGCTGATCTGGGCACTGACTTTTGCTGCCGACACAGCGCTAGACATCATCGCCGCGGGAGCGGCTTTGGCACCAGCACTCCAGAAATTGTCAGCGGCCTGCGCAATTGGCGGCGGGGAAATGACGGCGATGTCGCCTTCGCGCATGTTGTCGCGCATGTTGGACATCCCGTATTCCTTTTCAACGATGTCCTGGCAGAGGTCAACCGCCTTCGACTTTGTGCTGCCGATGGCAAAACCCGCCGGCACGACGGTTTGCCTTGCGGAAATCGCCGCGCAACCAGGACACGGCGGAGGCGGCTCCGCTCTGTCGAAATGGAGCTTGTCGAACCGAGTACCGCACTCGTCGCACATATACGTTCTGACAATAGCCATGCCAATTATCCTTCTAGGATCATGGTTATATTGGATGTACACCCGATAGAAGTCAATTTTTCGATGTACTGTCCGTTGAGCCGATGGAGTTCGCCGGAAAGCCATTCTGTGAGCATTTTGCTCTTGCCTTGAAAGGCTACCGGCCCGAGCCCGACATGGCAATCCGGCTGCGGCGCCCGGTTCATCAGCCAATGCAAGTGATTGAGAAGGTTATAGTCTTGAGTGTACCGAATTTCCGGGTTTTTGAACCCCGCGAGCTTGGAAATCGCCCGCAAAGACCTTGCCGTGAAGTAAAAACGGTGGTCGGAATGGAAGTAAAACGCCTGATATTCCGGAATTCCCCAGACACCGCGGAGAGCGTCGTGCAGGTTTGGGACTTCGATGACCGCTTTTCCGCCTGGTTTCAGCATGGATTTAATGGTTTTCAGGAAGAAAATCGGGTCTTCTGTATGCTCAAGTACCTGAAAAGCCGCGATAACATTGAATTGTTCCACGCGAAACCTTGACTGGGCAAGCATTTTGTCGTCAGTCTCAATATCCATGCGTTTCATGAACTCGCAGCATGCCGGATCCGGTTCGATGGCGCACCTCCGCACCCCGTTCCAGTCGAGATTTCGCAGGAATTGACCAGCCGAGGCGCCAATTTCGAGAATTGACGAATCCTTTTCGAGCAAAGGAATGACAATTTTCAGTCGGTCGCCTTGATAACGGCGGTAGGCTTCGAAGATTTCCTCCGGATTTGTTGGTGCTGGTTCTGCTTTATGCGATACATGCTGTCGGTAGTCGCGCGCATAGTATTTCTCAAGATCAGACGCGCTTGTAGACCACAGGAAACCAAGGTCGCAGTTGCGGCAATGAAACACGATTCCCTCACCGCGACGCAGTTTTCGGGTTAAAACATCTTTCGTGATCGACGAGCAGATCGGGCAACAACCTTCTTCTTTCATCCGCGCATCCCCCTAACCATCTCCAGCAACGCCGGATTGTGGCCGAACCTCGCCGCGTGCGGGTCGGATTCTGTGTTGTAGGAATAGTCCTGCAAGGCGTCGATCATTTCCTTCTGCTTGGCGATTTCGTCGTTGCCGCGAGCGATGCCTTGACGCAAGCCGCCGATCTGGCCGTCAACGAGTTGCGCGAACAGGTTTTCGCCTGGAGTCTTCTTGACCAGGCGTTTCTTGACGCGCTCGTACTTCTTGATGGCTTTTTCGTTGGCGGCGATGGTCTGCTCGTTTTGGATAACGCCGGCCGCGAGATTCATTCTCATCGATTGGATAATGTCGTTGTAGTCCACATCGGAGTTCTCGATGCAGTTGACGAACAGCCTCGCAAGTCTTTGCAGGATGATCTGCTTGCGATCTTCAAAGCCGTCCTGTCCGGTCTGATCGTAGTGAGCCCGGCGCGAGTCGTCGGTAAGCAGTTTGTACGCCTTGGTGATCCGGTCGAACTTCTGCGGGTCGCCGCCGCGGTCAGGATGTTCCTTCTGCGCCTTCCGGCGGTAGGCTTTTTTGATCGTTGCCTTGTCGGCGTTCTTGTCAACGCCCAAGTCTTCATAGAGATCACTCATCGTCGAAGTCGTCCCAGTCTTCATCCTGAAAATCGTCGTCGTCATCGCCCCATGCGTTGGCGGTATTGCGCTCCTCGCGGGCGGCTTGTTGGTTGGCGAAGAACTCGCTCACAACATGCGACACCATCGTCGATTGCGACCCGTTCTGGATGGCCTTCTCGCCGGCGGTCACGCGCTCCCAAGTTTCGTTGTTGGAGAGCATCGGACCCCGTACCCAGTCGATCCAAGCCCTGTGTGCGAAGGCCAAACCAAATACCCGGTCATCTTTATTTGTGGATATAGCAGGTTCAATAGAAAATCCTTCCTGAACAAGACCTTGTATCTCTATGGCGCAGGAAATTGAGCGTATTTCTATGAGCCCAATCGTCAGCGAATCCCGAAGTTGGTTGAGGACGGCCAACTTGTTGTCCATTGAGGTTTTCCAATTGTACATAAACCCCGGCCCCGGTGAGTCGGATCGGTGATACATATACCACCTCGCGCCTCCGAAAACATCGGTAATATCTCCCCCACCCGGAGCCGGGATCACCCCGGCGTCGAATAACTGGCGGAGATGGTTCAGTTCAACGAAAGTAACCTCCCCCGGCCCGGAGATTTCGAGGATGATCATGATGTTCTTGTAGAGCCCGGCAAGGTGCGCCATGACCCACGCGCACTGGAAGCTCTCGGGATCGGAACTCGCGAACTCGGCAACCTGAACGAGTTTGTCGGCATAGCACCGGCAGACCTGAATGACCGACCTGTCCTGGTTCTCGCTGCGGCCGTAGGCCGGATCTACCCCCATGACGTACATGCCAGCCGAGGACGGCTCCTCGTAGACCTTGAGTTGCGCTTCTTCGATGGTTCTCACCGATACGCATTTGGTCTGCATGAAGGTATCGCCGAACTCGTAGGCGTACCCCAAAAGCGGCGGCGGATTCTTCGACAGCATCGCCACGATCTTCTGCATGGTTCGCGAGCGAACGAAGGTCTGTCCGGTCTGCAAAAAAGCATCATCTTCAGTCCAGGGAAAGTTCTGATCCATCAAAGCCGTCTCACTGCTCTGATCGGACTTCCAGCGGAACCAGGCTATTTGATTCGGCGTGACCTGATGGCCGTAGCGGTCCCAGACTTCATTGACCCGCTTCTGTTCGTCGGCGTCTACCATGTCATCCCAGTATTTTTCGAATCTCGGATCATCGGAATCCAGCGAGTAGTCTTCCTTCGCCCACCAGCCGATGAAGAAAGCCTTTTGGCTGTCTGGATCTTGCTTCGCCTTCTGGTACAGGTGCCAAAACAGGTTGAAGCCCTTAGCTGTTGATTCGATGATGTAGAGGCGGTCTGGATTCTTTTCTGCCAGCCGGTCGAGCAGGGAAACAATGCCTTCGATGGCGCCGAAGTTCGCAGCCTCGGTGATGTGCGCG